TTGTAATGCCAGGCGGTTCTGGAGTTGCAACAAAAAATGGTGTTGAGAAAAATATACAAATGAAAGGCCCTCAATCTTGGGCGTACGACAAACCAAAATTAAACGCATCTAAGAAATCATTCCAAGAGCAAGAGCTAGCTGCATACAAGGAGAAAAAATAATGGGAATTTTAACTAATATAGTAAATGAAAAGGGTAATCCACATAAGGAACCAACTCAAAAGTCAAGCCCAACTTCAATACCAAGCAAACCAAAACAGCCAAAACAGCCAAAACAGCCAACTCAAAAGTTAAGCCCAATGAAACAACCGGCGCCAGTAAGCAGTGCGCCACCAATACCAAAACAGCCAAAAAAAGCTAGACAGCCTGAACCTACAGCAATACCAAAAAAAGCTTCACCAGTTAAAGAGCCTAAAGCAATACCAAAAAAAGCTAGACAGCCTGAAACATACACTGACCTTAGACTTGCTGCACGTGCAAAAGTAGCTGCGGTAGAATCCGATCTTACTGAATATAGAAGCAGACGATCAGTTAATTATGGTCGTAGCAACCCCGAAATTGATCCTAAAGAACATCCAGCAAACATAGAACAATACGGACCTATTATGACTCGCTCGGGTCGTATAATATATTATAACCCAAGTCATGGAAATTATACAGACGGCGACACAGGCAACGTACTTACATGGGATGAATGGAACGAAGCAGACATGCCAAACCAAGGTGCAGACATTGAAGGTGCAGCTCCTGTTCCAGAATATGGTCTTTCAGGTATGCATCCGCAACTTGATAAAGATAAAAAACAATGGTCACTAGAAATGTGGGCAGGCGATTTTGAATCTCGATATGCAGGATTAACTGACGAAGCAAATACAGAACACAAAACTAAACTACAAAACGAGCATCCAGACATTTATGCTAAAGCAGTTGAAATGTATCCGGACTTTGCTCTAGAGCATGGTAGTCATCCGTTTAGACGTGACAAAGCTGTTGAAGAAACAGATAGACTTAAAGAATTAGCAGGCATATTTAGAAACGATACAGAAGAAGTAATTAACGAAGAACCAGAACCAATGTCAGTTGACTTCAATGACTTTATGCAATGGTTTTTCACAGAAGATGAAGATTATCTGTCATTTGCTTCAGAAGCAATACAGAGCATTAAAGCCAATGGTTTTGTTAAGTATGAAAAAATAGATATGTTTAATAGAGCAGAATATGTTCCAGGAAGGTTTGTTACTGGTGGAGACGAAGATGGTGAATACCATCCATCAGAATTAACATTACGAGAATCAAAAGAATTAGACGAGATAGCGCCATTGATACCACTTGCAGTAGGTGCAGCGGCAGCAGCCACAGGCGCCATAGCTTACAAAGCGGGTAATTTAATTCACAAAGGTGTTAGCAAAATAAAGAAAAACTTGTCAGACTATGGCAAAGCAACCTCAAATCCAGCTAATGAAGAAACAGTAAATGAAGAACATGATATAGCTATACTTAAAGCAGTTGCACAGCAAATGGAAGCAGATGCTCACACAGGTGACTTTACTGCTATAGAAGAATTGTTACAAGACATTCCACAAGAAAACTTAGAAGCATTTCTATCTGATCACAGAAGTAAAAATGAATACCCAGAAGAAACAGTAACTAATGAAGCTGAATTGCCAGAATTAAAAAGAATACAAAATTTAGTTAAGTATAGATAAGGAATAGTAAAATGAGATTGCACCATTTATTTGAACGAGAGCAGAGTAGAGAAGAACTTAAAAAGATGCAACGCATCTATGCTAAAATGCAAGAAAATCCAGCAGTTATTGATGAGCTATGGAAGACAGTATCAACTATGACAGCCGCAGAAGGTGGTGAACTTAAAAACAGAATACTAGTAGCGGTAGATCCAAAAAATACAGGTGCAGAACAAGACCAAACATACGCAGAAGGCTTTATTGAAGGCTTAGTTAATGCTATCGATAAAACTGAAGGCACTACAGAAGAAAGAATTGCGTTTGCTAAGAGTTTAGGCAAAGTAAGCCACATTGATACTAATGCACTACTACAGCCATTAAGTGGATGGGGTGACTGGTTAGTTGGCAGTGAATTTGCTAAAAGACTATTTGAAACATTATTTCTTGATCCAGCATTTTTACAAGCAAACAAAGGACCTGGTGAATTTGCACTTGCAATATTAAGTCCAGATATTTCGCTTACAGGTGCCAAAGGTGATATTCAAGTTAACGGCAAACCAATTGAAGTAAAGTCAGGAAAGACTTCTTCGGGTGGTAGATTAACACCAACTGATGGAACACTAGGACAGTTATATAAGAACGCAGAATTTTGGAGAGACTTAGTAGGGTCAGAAGATGAAACTGGCTTAGCTGGAATACTAGCAGGTGTTAATAAAGTAAATGCTAATACTTACACACAGTTTTTAGAAAAGTATAATTTAGATAACAAACAGTCCACTCAAATACTAACAGCAATATTTAAACACCCAGGTGCATTACCATTGGCACAGAAAATTGGTAGCATGGGTACAAATGCAAAAGCATCTGACTTAATTAAACTAGCAGTTAAGAACTATGGTGCATCACAGGGTGATGATCATTTCTTAATACTACAAAAAGATATTAGAGCAAGTTTATACTTTGATGTAGATAACTTAGATCCTGTAATTAGCAGACTTTCATTTTCATTACCATTAATTGACAGTGATGCAAGAAGTCAAGGTAAAGCCCAAATTGGCATACTAAAGAAAGCCAGATAATATGTGGGAAATAATTGAACGCATGGCAACCGAACGTTTGTGGATTTACACAGCACTAGCAGGTAGTGTTTTTGGCGCATTGTTTATTGCATATATGCGTGGTACAAGAATTAGCTTTTGGACATTCAGCAAATGGTCCGCACTATTAACTTTCCTTACAACCCGTTGGGGTTGGACATGGTTACAACAAGATCCAGAAGCATGGAAAAAACTAAACCCAGAACTTACTAAACGAATAGAATCATTAGAAAAACGCATCAAATTCCTTGAAGCTACCAAAAGATAATCTTAAATGAAACAACTATATCTGGTATGCACTCGTAGTGCAATCACAGCCAGCGCATTAACCTACATAATTAATTCAAGCCCAGACTTTTATAACATGGCACACAATAACCTATGGCTGGAAGAAAATAGTGAATGGTTTGGTAAAGCACACATTATTAATGATTGGTGGAATGTAGCTGACGACATTAGAAAAGCATATGATCCAGATTTTAGAAATAATATAGAGTTGTCAGAAGAGAAACTAATTGCGGCATCTACTGCATGGCAAAAGTTTCCTAGTTCCAAGAATTTATGTTTATTTACACATGCACGTAATACCGCAGACATTATGGCGTATGCAAAAAAGAACAACCTACCTGTTAAAGTTATTACTACAGTAATGGGTAACAATTCACATCACTTTATTAATGCATTTTTACGCAGAGAATATAACGAATACATGAATTCGTTTGATCAGCAATTTGAAATATGGAAATACATATATTATCAGCTTAGTAAACAAGACGAAGTATGGCAAGAATCATATGACTATTGTTTTCAAATGTCTGATTGGTTACATAAGCCACACAGTTTATACACTAAACTAAATGTAGCAGATTGTTCGGATATTAGCATATGGACACAACAGTACCTAAAATGGAACGACAGTGATGATATAATCAACCCAACAAATTGTTCATTAAAAAAAGATATAGCAAGAAGCATGGAATTGCTGACTTGGCTATATAACAACAACACTTCCCTTCAACAATCCGGTTCTGAAAAGATAAAGTTTGCAATTTTACTCTATGAGAACTATCAAAAAAACTACACAAATAACTCCAGTGAACTCGTAAATGATGTTCAAAAAAAGCTCGGTATTGACTTGACAAATAGCGTATAATACGTTATTATAGTTATAGTTAAATATTAATTATAAACGGAGAAGTAAATGACATTCGCACCAGCAGACGTAGAAAAGCTAAAGCACCTTATTAAAGAAGGCATTCAAGTAACACAGGAAGTAGAAACACTTCGAGAAGGACTTCGCGATACTGTAAAAGCAATTGCAGAAGAAATGGACATTAAGCCATCAGTGCTTAATAAAGCAGTTCGTATTGCTTACAAAGTTGAGTTTGCTAAAGCACGTGAAGAATTTGATGAACTAGAAACAATATTATCAACTGTAGGCCGCGATCAATAAATGGCATATGTAGATGGGTATTTTGACAGACAACGTGACGTTCTACGAGTTGTAGAACGTAATGACGGCAAACGGGAGTTCAAAGAATTTCCAGCACGTTATCAATTTTATTATCAAGATCCACGAGGGAAATTTACAAGTATATTTGGTGATAGTTTAGATCGAGTAGTATGTAATACAAGCAAAAAGTTTAATACTGAGAAAAAGATACACGGACATAAGAAGTTGTTTGAGAGTGATCTCAATCCATTGTTTCGTTGTTTCTCAGAAAACTATGATGCAACTGATACACCTAATCTACAAACAGCTTTCTTTGATATTGAGACAGACTTTGATCAAGAGAAAGGCTTTGCACCACCAGAAGATCCATTTAATCAAGTAACAGCAGTTAGTGTACACCTAAGTTGGTTAGAGCGTACAATATGTTTAGCTATTAAACCTAATACATTAACTAAAGAAGAAGCTACTAAAATTTGTGATAAGTTTGAAGACACAATGTTGTTTGATACTGAAAATGCAATGCTTGAAGCATTTCTTGACTTAATTGATGATGCAGATATCTTAACTGGCTGGAACAGTGAAGGATTTGATATTCCATACATGGTTAATCGTATTGGTCGTGTACTAAGTAAAAGCCACACACGTAAGTTTTGTTTATGGGATCTATATCCTAAACGCAGAATGTTTGAACGGTTTGGCGCTGAGAACGAAACATTTGACTTAATTGGTCGTGTACATTTAGACTACATGCAACTATACCGCAAGTATACATATCACGAAATGCACAGTTATAGTCTAGATGCAATTGGCGAGTATGAACTTGACTCACGCAAAATTGAATACGAAGGCACACTAGATCAGTTATTTAATAATGACTTTGAAACGTTTATTGCGTATTCAAGACAAGACGTTGACTTGCTAGTAAGACTTGATGCAAAGCTACAGTTTATTGATTTAGCGAATGTGCTGGCACACGCTAACACAGTGCTTCTACAAACAACAATGGGTGCTGTTGCACAAACAGACCAAGCTATTGTTAACGAGGCGCATCAACAAGGCTTTATTGTTCCTGATAAAAAGTATGACAAAGATACAACACAAGCCGCGGGTGCATATGTTGCAGATCCTAAACGTGGGATGCACAAATGGATTGGCAGTATGGATTTAAACTCACTGTATCCTAGTATTATTCGTAGTTGCAATATGAGTACTGAAACTATTATTGGCCAAGTACGACATACGTTTACAAGGGAATTACTTGAAAAGGCTAAAACTATTCCAGAAGCATGGGAGGGTCGTTTTGCAACACCTGAGTATGAATTAGTTATGGAAAAAGATACAACAGAAATAATGCACATTGACTTTGAAGGTGGTGAAAACTTTGAAGCAACTGGCGCAGAGATTTATGAGATTGTATTTAACAGTGGACAGCCTTGGATTATTAGTGCAAACGGCACAATCTTTACTTACGAGAAAAAAGGTATTATACCTGGGCTACTAGAGCGTTGGTATGCTGAACGTAAGATTCTACAAAAGAATGCAATTGATGCACGTGAAGAAGGCGGAGACAACTTTGCGTATTGGGATAAACGACAGCTAGTTAAGAAGATTAACTTGAACAGTTTGTATGGTGCGTTACTTAATCCAGGCAGTAGATTCTTTGATAGTAGACTAGGACAATCAACTACACTTACAGGGCGTAGTATTGCAAGGCACATGGCTGCTAAAGTAAATGAGATTATGGCAGGCGAATACGATCATGTAGGCGATTCAATTGTTTACGGTGATACTGACTCTACGTATTTTAGTGCATATCCTATGCTTAAAGATGAAATTGAGAAGGGTGAAATTGAATGGACTAAGGATAGTATTACTGCATATTACGAAGCAGTATGCGAAGAAGTAAACAAAACATTTCCTAACTATATGAATAAAGCGTTTCATACTACAGTAGATTTGGGTGCAATTATTGCTGCTGGTAGAGAGATATCAGCACAGTCTGGATTGTTTATTACTAAGAAGCGTTATGCGGCATTAGTGTATGACAATGAAGGTAAGCGTGAAGATACAGATGGCAAAGTTGGTAAAGTAAAAGCTATGGGATTGGACTTGAAGCGTAGTGATACGCCAGCATTTATGCAAGAGTTTCTCAAAGAATTACTAATGATGACACTAACTGATAGCACAGAAGAAGCAGTTATTAAACGTATTATTGAATTCCGTAAAGAATTCCGTGGCATGGAGAGTTGGAAGAAAGGCACACCAAAGCGTGTTAACAATCTAACAAAGTTTCGTGGCATTGTTAATAAGTATGATAAAACAAAGAACAACGCTATTAGAGATGGACGTAGTGCTAACGATATTAAAAAGCCTGCATTGCCAGGACACGTTAGAGCTGCATTAAACTGGAATACGTTGCGTGATATTAACAGTGACAAGTACAGCATTGAAATTAATGATGGTATGAAAACAATTGTATGTAAGCTAAAAGATAATCCATTGGGTTATACAAGCGTAGGTTATCCCACAGACGAAAAGCGTTTACCTGAATGGTTTACTTCGTTACCATTCGATGATGATCTTATGGAGCATACTATTATTACTAAGAAGCTAGACAACTTATTAGGTGTGTTAAAGTGGGATTTAGATGCAGGCGCTGCACGTAATACGTTTGCTGACTTGTTTGACTTTTAATAAATACTATTATGGAATATATAGGTATTATCGTAACATCAATCGTTTTAAGTATTGTCTGGTTCTTAATTGTACTAGTAATAGCAAAGCGATTAGATATCAAAAAAGACGCACATATAAGTAAAATTTTGTGTTGTTTAATCGTTATGGGCCCAATCGGATGGAGCATTATACTCGTAATATGGGCATATGACCTCGTAGATAGCCTAATTACACGAAAAAATAAATAAAAAAATAGTAAGTCGTTGATTTCCCAAGACTCTTTTCTTGGGTTTTCGCTTGACAACCAAGAACTCTTAGTGTATAATATTAGTATAAGTTAAACAAAAGAGGTAGTAAGTATGACTGTAGTTGTTAACATTAAGGGTGGAAGTAAGACACAAAAGAAACATACGCAAACAATGGTAGAGTTTTGTGTTAGTATGCTTATGCCTAGAATGAAAACACTAGAAATTAATGTTCATATTAAAGACTTCAAAGAAGATGATTCTTATGGATACGCTATTGCAACAAATGAGGCATGTGATATTCGTCCTAGAGAGTTTGATGTAGATATAAACAAAGATACTAAACTACGTAGATTGCTTGAAACAGTAGCACATGAAATGGTACATGTTAAGCAGTTTGCACGTGGAGAGCTTTATCAAAGTTCAGTATCAGCAAAGCATCGTTGGCAGGGTAATTGGCAACGTGGAGAAAAACATTATTATGATTTACCTTGGGAGATTGAGGCTCACGGTAGAGAAATTGGATTATTTGTAAGATGGGCAGAAGCGAATGGACATGCAAGTAAAGCATGGACACAAGAAGACTAATCACACAATAACGAGCAGGAGATATTAATGTACATATCAAAAACAAATTTATTTAGCGGTGTATTTAACCTTATTACTTTTATAGTACTTGCAATGGGCGTAGCAGGTGTCACCAAGGCAGAGAGTCGAACATTTGCGTTTGATCAAAAACAATTTCCACAAGTGCATTGTCTGGCATTGAATATCTATTACGAAGCACGTGGTAGTAATTTTGCAGACAAAGTAGCAGTAGCTGATGTAGTGTTAAACAGAGTTAATGATTCACGTTACCCAGAGTCACCTTGTTTGGTTGTACAACAAGGCATATCAAAGCCTAGTTGGAAAGATAATACAATAATGATTATGGTTCGTAACAAGTGCCAATTTAGTTGGTACTGTGATGGTAAAGCTGATGAAC